TCGGCGTGGAGATCATGAACGATCCAAAACGTGCAGCTGCAATAAAGTGAGCATCAGCGAAACAAAAAAGCCGCCCGTGGGCGGCTGGTGCTGCTGATCAGCTGTCAGTGGTGCCAGGGAGCCTGAACTCGTCGAAGCGGATGACCTCCTCGCCCAGCCACTCATTCACCTGCAACAGCTTGGCCTGGATGGGCTCCAGTTCGTTCATGGCCCAGATGGCGGCGGCGTCCTTGATCGAGCCGAAGCCACCAGCGTTCTGCGGCACAATGCCAATCAGCTGAGGCGGAATGCGCAACGCGGCGAGCAGATCGTCGCGGCTGATGTTCTTGATGGCGGCAAAGTCATCCTTGGCTGACACCTCGCTGATGGGGATTAGCTGGATGCCGTCCTTCTTGCCACCTGGTGCATACATGAACAGGTTGCGGAAGTTGCCCGGCCCCTTGCTGTTCTTCATCGCCTCGCGCAGATCGGTGACGAAGCTCTCGTCCTTCACCGCGTCGTGCATGTAGAGGATGAACCCCGCGTGTGACCCGTTCTGGTAATACTTGCGGCGGAACAGGGTCGCGCTCTCATTCAGCAGCGCGCTCTGTAGGGCCGCCATCCACTCCGGCAGCCCGTAGATTTCCTGGTTGATATCCGCCTCGCGCACGTGCCCAACGCTGCCCGTCTTGAACTCATGTTCGTCTTTCCAGCCGCGCACCTGGTAGTACGTTTCGAGATCCACACCACGGCGCACATACTTCGCCAGTACCGGCTGTAGGCCCATGGCCTGGCGCAGCATGTTGTCCTTCTTTTCCAGGTAGGCATTGCCGCACCAGCCGAAGTCTGTGGCGAACTGCTCGAACGCCTGACGGCTCAGCAGTCGGTGCGGCTTGAAGGTCCGCACCAGCATGTTGCGGCGGAAGTTCAGCCCCGATTGCAGATAGACACTGGCCTTGGTCGACCTGGCCAGGCCGTCGAGCGACATCGGCGGCTCATACCAACGGCCATTGGCCCAGCACTCCAGATAGTCCAGCACTTCCCGGCGATCCAGTACCGGCACCGGGTCGCCGAACGTAAAGGCTTGAGCGCCTGCGGCGCCCTGCCCGGTCAATACTTCGCCCTCAATCGGCGGCATGGTCTCGGCCACCTGCTGGCTACGGTTGCGCTTCTTGCTCATCTAGCAAATCTCCATGATGGCCGTGTTGGTAGAGGTATTGCCTTCCAACGGCTCGTTGAACAGGGCATGAAACAGCGCCCAGGCCAGATCGGCATGCCCGGTCGCCTCGCTGCGCCCTGCTGTGTAAGTGAAACTGCGTCCGCTGGCCGTCATCGTCTTGCGGATGGCCATCAGCGATTGCGCGATATCCGTGGCACCGGCGTCGAACTCAAGCCGGCCTTTGCGCACCACATCCCATGCCTTCATCACCAGCTGGGTTTTCACCTCTGGGCTGTAACTGAAGGTCCGCAGACCAGGGAAGAACTGGCGCACCAGCTGCGCCACCCCGGTGCCCATGCCCGTGGTGTCGATGCCGATATAAGTGACCCAATAGATATGCGTGAGCTGGCGGATTTTCTCGGCCTGCGCCTCGAAGTCCATGCCCCGGAACTGGAAGCGATCCAGCACCCGGAACTTGCCGCCCTGCTCAGTCGGCGGGGCCAGCACAACAAGGCCGGCGCTATCGCCGTTCTCGGCAGGGTCATAGCCCAGCCACACCTGGCGGTCGCCGAACGGCCGGGCCGCGAACGGCTTATAGTCCGGCCAGTCCCAGGACTCGACCATGCACGGTTGCAGCATCGTGAGCGGGAAGATGCTGTCGCCGTCGTCGACGAACTGGCACATCAGCAAGTTATCGAAGGCCGGCCCGTCGTACTCAAGCCGCAACTCGTCCAGGTCGAACAGATCGCAGCCGCGCGCCTCGGCGTCCAGAATCGTCACGATCTGCCGCCACACCTTGTCCTCGCACAACCGCCCCATCTGCAGCGCGTCGTGGCTTACATCCAGCTTGATATGCTGCGCAGTCGGGCGCCCCTTGTTCAGCCGCTCCCCGGTCCAATACACATAGGCCGGGTGCGCCATCGAGCTGGGCGTCGAGAAATAGGTCTTCCGCCAGTGCTTGTGCAGCGCCATGCCCGAGGCCACCTTGTTGATCTCGGCAAAGCCATGCACCCAGAAAAATTCGTCGAAGTAGAAGTTGCCGGACCGCCCCTGCGCCGTGCGGAAGTTGGTGCCCAGGAAATGCAGCTCCGCGTTGTTCCACAACACGATGGGGTCGCCGGTCAGCTTCACACCCAGCACCTCATTCAAGAACGCCTGCATGTACGTCTTGAACTGGTGCGCCTGCGCCTTACTGGCAGACAAGAAAATCTGATTGCGCCCCGTGGTGATCGCGTCGATCAACGCCTCACGGGCGAAGTAAAACGTCGCGCCGATCTGCCGCGACTTCAGAATCATGCGCGTGCGCTGGTTGCCAGCCCGGTACCAATCAAGCTGATAGTCGAAACAGCTGTCACGGAACGCCTCGACCAGCGTCTCGATCTGTTCCTCGCTCAGTTCGTTGCGGACGGCCTGTTTCTTCGGCCCGTCGTTGCGCTTGGCGATGTTCGGGTTTAGATCGGTCTCCGTCCCGCCGCCCTGGTAACGCTGGATTCGCGCCTGCCGTTCAAGCTGGCGGTGCAGCAAGTCAATTTCCTTGAAATCGCCGCTCGACTTGCCCTCTTTCAGGATCAGTTGCACCAGGCGCGCTTCCAGCGCCCCGCCGATTCGCTCCACGTTGTCCGCCCGGTCCCACTCGTCGCGGCTTTTCCAGCTATGGACCGTGCGTTCTTTCTCGCCCAGGTAGTCGGCGATATCGGTGACGCGCCACCCCGTCCAGTACAGAAATTTTGCCTGGCGGCGGGCGTCGGTGATGGGTGCGGGCTGAGCGATAGCATTCATGGCGCCGATGCTGCCGCCCGCGCGCGCGAGTCGTTACCGGCGCAGGTTGTAGCGCCCCGCGCTACAACCTCGGTTCGTTGCCGCGCCCTGCCCAGCTGCCGACCATGCCCTCAACGCGAAACCCGCACCGAGGATTACCCAGCATGGCCGCCAGCACCGCCCCCGCCAAGAAATTCCGCTCCAAGTGGTTCCGTGTCGCCGTCGAAGGCGCCACCACTGATAAACGCAAGATCGAACGTTCCTGGCTGGAACAAGCCGCCAAGAACTTCAACCAGAACACCTATGGCGCCCGTGTCTGGCTGGAGCACCTGCGCAGCGTACTGCCTGACAGCCCATTCAAGGCCTACGGCGACATCACCGCCGTGAAGACCGAAGAAGTCGACATTGCCGGCAAGAAAAAGCTGGCCCTGTTCGCGCAGATCGAGCCGACGCCCGAACTGATCGCCATGAACAAGGCCAAGCAGAAGATTTACACCTCGATTGAGATCGACGACAGCTTCTCCGACAGCGGTGAAGCCTACATCGTCGGTCTGGCCGTCACCGACTCCCCCGCCAGCCTTGGCACCGAAGTGCTCGCTTTCTCCGCGCAAAAGCCGGACGCCAACCCGTTCAAGGATCGCCACTACTCCGAAACCTCGATGTTCTCCGAAGCCATCGAGACCGAACTCACGTTCGAAGAGATCGAAGACACCCCGAGCATGTTCGCAGCCCTGCGCGGCAAGGTCAGCGAGCTGCTGGGCAAGAGCAAGGAAAAGGAAGGCATGGACGCCGCCAATTTCAGCGAGCTGGGCGCCCTGATTGAAGACCTGGCCGACCACGGCGCCAAACAGGCCGAAGCCTTCAACGCCATGAAAACCGCCCACGAAAAGCTCCAGGCCGACCACACCAAGCTGGCCAGCGACTTCGCCGACCTGGCCAAGCGCCTGGAGAAAACCCCGAGTCAACAGTACAGCCCACGCCCTGCGGTAACCGGTGGTAACGGCTCAACCCTCACCGACTGCTAATCCCCAACGGACGACGCCCCAGCCAAGGAACACCGGAGAAACCCATGCGCAACGATACTCGTGCTCTTTTCAACGCTTACCTGCAGCAGCTCTGCCAGCTGCATGGTGTGCAAGACGTCACCACCAAATTCACGGCGGAGCCAAGCGTCGCCCAGAAGCTGGAAACTCGCATTCAGGAATCCAGCGATTTCCTGCGCTCCATCAACATCTACCCAGTTACTGAGCAATCAAGTGAACTCATCGGACTGGGCATCGACGGCACCATCGCCGGCACCACCGACACCACGCAGCAGGATCGCGAACCGAGGGATCCAACCGGTCTCGATAACCGTCTCTACAACTGCACCCAAACCAACTTTGATACCGTCCTGCGTTACAACAAGATCGACCAGTGGGCCAAGTTCCCAGACTTCCAGGCGCGTATCCGCGACGCCATCGTCAAGGCTCAAGCGCTCAACCGCATCATGATCGGCTGGAACGGTACCAGCCGCGCCGCCACCTCGAATCGGCTGGTCAACAAGCTGCTGCAGGACGTCAACGTCGGCTGGCTGCAAAAAATGCGTGTAGAGAACGCTGCCCGCACCATGTCTGAAATTGTCCAAGGCAGCGGCAAGATCGCAGTCGGCGAAGGCAAGGACTTCGAAAACATCGACGCCCTGGTCTACAGCATGGTCAACGACCTGATCGAGCCGTGGTACCAAGAAGACACCGACCTGGTTGTCATCTGCGGTCGCCAACTGCTGGCGGACAAATACTTCCCGCTGATCAACAAAACCCAGGCGCCGACCGAACAACTGGCCACCGACATCGTCATGAGCCAGAAACGCATCGGCAACCTTCCAGCCGTTCGCGTGCCGCACTTCCCGGCTAACGGTCTGCTGGTCACCCGCCTCGACAACCTGTCCATCTACGTGCAGGAAGGCACCCGCCGCCGCACCGTTGTCGACAACGCCAAGCGCGACCGCATCGAGAACTACGAGTCGGTCAACGAAGCCTATGTGATCGAGGATCTGGGCTGCGCTGCCATGGCTGAAAACATCGAGCTGAGCTGAGGCCCGCCGCCATGACCAACCCATGCCGCCAGCACTTCCAGCGCGTCACCGCCGCCCAGCAGGCAGCGGTGGCAGCGCCTGGCCAACCCATGGCCGACTCCAGCGCCTACGAACTGCAAATGGCCCAGCTGCACCAGCACTACCAGCAGCTCAAGGGCATCCAGAGCGCTCAGGGCAAAGAGGAACTCAAGGCCAAGATTCTGCCCGATTACGCCCCCTACATCGACGGCGTGCTCGCCAGTGGCCAGGGCGCCCAGGACGAGGTGGTGACCACCGTCATGCTCTGGCGCTTCGACGCTGGCAACTACCAAGGCGGGCTGGACATTGCCGCCTATGTGCTCGAGCACGGCCTCACCATGCCCGACCGTTTCGCCCGTACCACCGGATGCCTGGTGGCCGAAGAAGTGGCCGAAGCCGCGCTCAAGGCCATCAAGGCCGACAGCAACTTCGACATCGGCATCCTGGCCGAGGCCGACCGCCTCACCGCCGGGCACGACATGCCCGACGAAGTGCGCGCCAAGCTCATGCTGGCCATCGGTCGCGTGGCCGCCGCCCAGGTCGACGCTGACAAACCGAACCCCGCTGACGTTCACAGCCTGGAGGTGGCCCGCCACTTCCTCACTCGCGCCCTGGAGCTGCACGACAAATGCGGCGGCAAGCGCGACCTGGAGCTAGTAGCCCGTCAGCTCAAGAAACACGCTGAGCAAAAGCCCAGCTAACCGAGCCTTCCCCCGGCACCCCGGCGGCTCGGGGCCGATCAGCATGGTTCATTCCTACCCAGCTGTGACGCCCCGACCACCGCCGTTTTATTCGAGCGGCCAGACATGAGCGCATTCGTCGGCGGCGGCGACAACCCCGCCTTTACCCTCACCAACGACGGCTTCTGGCCCAACATCGACGGCGACGCCCTGCGCGCAGCACAGCGCATCGGTCCCGACGTTACCAACATGCGCCTGGAAACCGCAGCGGTCGCCGCCATCATCAGAGTCAACCGCGAGCTGCGCACCCTCAAGCTACGCCACATGGCAGCAGGCCACGACACCCTGCAGACCGTGCCGGCTGACCAGATCAACGGCACCAGCGAACTCGTGCATGACTACCTGCGCGCCATCTACTGCACCACCAGCGCCGAGGTGGCCGAGCGCTACCGCAACTACGACACCACCAACAGCGGCACAGCCAAGGCCGAAGAAGAGAACACCAGCGCCGACGACTACCGCCGCGACGCTCGCTTCGCCATTCGTGACCTGCTCGGCATCAGCCGAAACACCGTCGAGTTGCTCTGATGAACACCACCCACGCCCAACAGGGCGACACCCTCGACGACATCTGCTGGCGGCACTACGGCCGCAGCGTGGGCGTCGTCGAGGCCGTCATCGAAACCAACCCAGGCATTACCCGGCACGGCCCCGTTCTGCCCACCGGAACCCCCGTAAAACTGCCCAGCGCCGCCCCGCAACCCACCGCCATTGGCGTGGTGAACCTATGGGACTGAGGAATGAACAACATGCCTGACCGCCCCGAAACCTGGGCTTGGCTGCTCGCCTGGCTGGAACACCACCACCCGCTGGTCTACGCCGCCACCCTCTCCGCGTCCATCGCCTCGGCTCGCTTCATCTACAGCGGCGGCGCCATTAGGCGCGCCCTTGGCGAAGGCTTCATCTGCGGCCTGATCACCCTCGCCCTCACCAACGGCTTGCCCTGGCTCGGTGTACCCGTCGAGTTCGCCCCCTTCTTCGGCGGCCTGGTCGGCCTGATCGGCGCCGACGGCGTGCGCACCGGCCTCAAACGCCTCTACAGCAGAAAGGTAGAAACCCTATGACACAGCCCATCGTCCTCAAGCACGGCGCCAAAGGCCAAGCCATCGTGCAACTGCAAAAAGCCCTCAGCGCCCACGGCGCCAAGCTGGAGCCGGACGGCGACTTCGGCGATGCAACCGAAAAGGCTGTCCGCGCCTACCAGCTCAAGACGGGCCTGGTAGTCGATGGCCGCGCCGGAGAGAAAACCCTCCTCGCCCTGGCCGGCGCCGACTGTCGCAGGCTGCTGCACAACAGCCACCTGCTCGCAGCGGCCAAACGCCTGGGTGTCGAGCTGGCCGCCATCTACGCGGTGAACGAAGTCGAGAGCGCCGGCACCGGCTTCCTGGCGAACGGCAAGCCGAAGGTGCTTTTCGAGCGCCACGTCATGCACGCCCGTCTGTCCCTGGTGCGCAATGAAGACGACGACAGCGCCGCCCTGCTCGCCCACGCCGACCAGCTCGCCACCACCTACCCCGCCCTGGTCAACCGCAAGCCAGGCGGCTATGCCGGCGGCGTGGCAGAGCATGTGCGCCTGGCGCAAGCCCGCCTGATCGACGCCCTGGCCGCTGACGAGTCCGCATCCTGGGGCGCCTTCCAGATCATGGGCTATCACGCGCAGCGCCTCGGCTATGCCAGCGTCGCCGAGTTCGTCGAGCTGATGCACCGCAGCGAGGCCGACCAGTTCGAAGCGTTCGTCCGTTTCATCGAAGCCGACCCGGCCCTACTCAAGGCCTTGAAGGCCAAGAAGTGGGCCGACTTCGCCAAGCGCTTCAACGGCCCCGCCTTCGCCCGCAACCTCTACGACGTCAAGCTCGAACGCGCCTACAAGCGTCACGCCGACTGCGGCTGCGGCGGGCAGAAGGTGGCGGCATGAATCACCGCCCACCAGCACGCATGCCAGCACCCGCGACGGTCATGACTCATCAGCGCGGCATTGACCTTGCCGAACTCCGCAAGCTGAACCTACGCGACGGCGACTTAGTGCTCTGCATGCCGAAGGGCACTTCGCCGGAGCAGGCCCGCGACTTCGCCCACATGCTGGCCGAGCTTCGCCCCGGGCAACGCTTCGCCGTCGTCATGGGTGACATCCAGGCTCTCGACAAAGCCGCCATGAACGCAGCTGGTTGGTACAGAAAGGAAGGTGCCCAATGACCCGCGCTACCTGCCTGCTCCTCCTCGTCGTCCTGCTCCAGGGCTGCACCGTCATTCAGTCCGCCCAGTGGGCCGTGTCCCGCTACTGCGGCCTGCCGGAGCCAGCCCGCAGCGCCAACCGCGAAGCCGTCGCCCTGGCGCTCACCCCCAACCGCCTGACAGTCGACTGTGCGAGGGACCAATGATCGAGCCAACCGACTACTGCACCGCCTTCCCAGAGGGCTGGTGGCAACACTGCTGCGAAGCGCATGACGCCGCCTACGACGCGCAGATCGGCAAGGCCCAGGCGGACAAAGAGCTGCTGGCCTGCGTCGTCGAATCCCGGCCAGGCTGGGCGGAACAGTTCCCCATGGCCGCAGATGGCGCCTCGGTGCTGGTCGGCGTGCTCATGTTCGCCGGCGTCTCCCTGTTCGGTCGGCGCTTCTACAAGCGCGCCGGCAAGCAGCAGCCCAAGCCATGAGGAAGCCAAACGCCCTGCGCGCCCACCTGATCGCCGCTGTGCCGCAACTGCGGCACAACCCGGACAAGCTCCTGGTATTCGTCGATGAAGGCGCCACCCGGTGCACCGCCGCGCAAGGCCTGTCGCTGGAATACAGCTACAAGCTCAACCTGATCCTTACCGACTTCCCCGGCAGCCCCGACGCCGTATTCATCCCGCTGCTCGCCTGGCTGCGCGAAAATCAGCATGAGCTACTGGCCAACCACGACAACAACACCCAGGGCATTCAGTTCGAGGTGGATGTTATCGACAAAAGCAAGGTCGACCTCGCCATCACCCTGCCGCTCACCGAGCGCGCCATCGTCAGCAAGGGCGCGGGGGGCGTGCTCAGCGTCGACTACCCGCCCGAGCCGGCGCTTACCCCGCACCTGCCGGCTACCAACTGGCAGCTATACAGCGGCGCCGAGCTGCTGGCCGAGTGGATGAGCACCGACGCCGACGGCGCCGCCACCGAGATCGAAACCCCACACCCAGGCCCGCGCCGTGGCTGACAACCTGCATGCCCTGGAGGACTGGGCCGGCGCACTGCTGGCCAAGCTCAGCCCCGCCGAGCGGCGCAAGGTCACCACCCGCATCGGCCGCGACCTGCGCCGCAACCAACAGCAGCGCATCGCCACCCAGCGCAACCCGGACAGCACCCCGTACGCACCGCGCAAGGCCCAGGCGCTGCGCAGCAAAAAAGGGCGCATCAAGCGCCAGATGTTCACCCGCCTACGCCAGGCCAAACACCTGCGCCTGCAGAGCACTGCCGATTCCATCGCCATCGCCTTCACCGGGCGCATCGCCCGTATCGCCAAGGTTCACCAGCGCGGCCTGCGCGACCGCCCCGCCCGTGGCCAGGCCGAAGTGCAATATGCCAAGCGCGAGCTGCTCGGCTTCAACCACGCCGCCATCGAGCTGATTCGCGATGAACTGCTTGATTTCCTATCTGCTCACTAACTTGCCGACGTGAAACCAAAGTGGCATCGTTAATGCCAAATGTACTTAGCAGGATGCTTCGATGAGCAACCACTCAAGGTTTGAAACTCTAATCAGAAACCTTCTACCCAAACTTGGATACATAATTGACAAAGATTACGATGCTTCCTCAAGAGCACTAATCGACGGCCCTGATCTTATCGCACACAAGCTTGGAGAGAAATTTGCTTTTGAAATAAAGCATTATAGATCACAACAAGCCCAGCCAAATCTATTAGACAATGCTGCAAAGTACGCAAGCAGCTACAAGAAAGAACCAATAGCAGCGTCCCCCATACTAATTACCAGCACTACTCTCTCATCAAGACAGAAACAGTCCTTTCGCGACACTTATGGCGTTACCACTTGGGATCGACTGACCTTAGAGCAACTTATTCAAAACCACCCAGACTTACATGAAGAACTTTACTCACTAACAGGCTTTTCACCATATGCGTATAAGCCATCCCTAGATCCTTCAAGAATAGCTCCAGAGGACAGCATATTCATTCAAGATCATCCATCAAAGTTAACAATTAATAGCGCCTTAACGTCGGGCGACAGCGACACACCTCAAGAATCCGCACAGCCATCAAAAGAAGGTAGCCTTCTCTCCAATAAGCTAAAGAGCTTACCCACCGGTAAAAAATACGCTATTCAGTTTGAGACGCTTGGACAGGAAATATTGAAGCATTTATTTAGCCCGCACTTAGTTGGCTGGCTCGCCCAAAAAACCACCAGCGACGAACTAAATAGATACGACTGCACGTGCAGAGTCGACTCTCAGTTTGGGTTCTGGGCCTTCTTGCTACAAAACCTAAATAGCAGATATGTAGTTTTTGAGTTTAAAAATTACGAAAAAAAAATAACTCAGAGCGAAATTACAACTACCGAGAAATATCTATTTGAAAAAGCACTAAGAAAAACGGCCATCATAATAAGCAGGAAAGGCGCCGAAAAAAATGCCATTAAAATGGCTGAGGCTGCAATTAGAGAAAGCGGAAAATTGCTCGTAACCCTTAGCGATGAAGATATTCATAATATGCTGCGCATGAAGGACAAAGGAGACGACCCCAGCGACTATCTCTTTGATCTGGTTGATAATTTCCTTCTCTCCCTATCTCGTTGAAAAGTGATGCTTGCAATCTTAATCACATAAAGCTAATGTAATGCGGCCACTGTAAGTCCAGTGGCACGAGATTGGCGTCTCGGATATTCGCAGGCGGACACAACCGCCCTCAAAGCGGTTTTTTTGTGTCCGCAGCATGGCAGCTCTTTATGGGCGGGCCGTGTGTGGGTGCCTTCGGGCACGCCGGCCCTGCGACCGGTACGCCAACCCACACGGTTCCGCTCACCCAAATTGGCGTTTGGGTAGCGGATTTACGCAACAATTCGCAGGAGCTTTACCCCATGACCAAGGGCCCTTACGGTCTGACAGAAGAAGACCAATTCCGCCTCTACCAAACCCGCCATACCCTTCGCCTGCTCCAGTTCTTTGCAGAAGCAGAGCAGCAAGGCCCCATGGAACCGGAACTCCTCGCCAGCGCCTTCTGGCTGCTCGGCGAACAACTCGACCAGGTGCTCGCCAGCGCCGACCAGAAACCGAGCCGGAGGGCGTGAGCATGAACACCATCCGCCACCTGATCGCCTGCCTGATCCTAACCACCGACGAACGCGCATTGCTGATCAGCCTTCGCAAGCTAGACAAGGGCGAGCAAAAGTTTTTTCAACGTGCAATAGAGGCAATGGCCCAGCGCGTGTTGTAACGCCCCCCGCTACAACCTCGGCCCCGTGCGCCACGCGCGCGCGAGCTGCACAGTCGGCGCATGAATACCGCCGACCTCGCCCGCCGCCTCGACAACCTGCTCCGCCTCG